AACCTTCGACTCTACGGATCTTCAACTTGAAGTTTGCACCACTCCAGAAATCAAATGGATTGATTGCTGTCTCGTCTGCGAACTCAGGCTTCATTGCTTCCTGAATCTTATCAAAGATCTTCTTGCCATACTTGTACAAGAATACTTTACCTTCATTCTCAGGGTTAGCAGGATCGCTAACGATATAGATGTTACTGTAATATGATAACCTACGCTTCTGCTTCCTTGCTATCTCTTTGTTAGCATCAGAACCAGAGTTCCACAACTGTGTGTTGTGCTCTGATACAGGATCTTTCTGTCCTAATGTGGTAAGTGAATTTTCAATGTACCAACCACCTGGTCCTTGGAATGCGTGTGTGTATACTCTTGTCCAAGGTAGATCACATCCTTCTGGTTCTGGAAGGAAACGAATTATTGCATAACCATTACCAGACTTATCTACGACTGGTTTCCAAATACGGTCATCTACATTACTATTCTTATCGTTCAGTTTCTCAACTGACTTGATAAGTTTCTCTGTAAGTGAACCTGCTCTTGATTTCTTTTTTAGATTTGCGAATGACATGCGGATTAAGTTGTGTATGTTCTTATTATAGTATAGGAGAGATTAATTGTCAATACTTGCCTCGATTTCATCTATAGTTTCATTTAGTTTTTCAAAAAATGAATCCATATTATCCATCTCATTATCAACACCAAAGATCTTAGTTGCATCAATCAACCTTTGCTTCATCTCTAATGCTTCTTTATCATCTGATAAAGAGATACGAAAGAAGAAAAGTTTCTGTTTCTCTAAGAAAGTTTTTAGTGTCACCAAATGATCTTTCTTTTGCTCAGGCTTCATCCTATTGAGATAAGGCATCTCCGTAACAAGTTGTTGTTGGAGTGCTGTTAACTCAGCAATAGTACTTTGAACCTGTTCAGAATTGAAAAAATCGCTCATTAATGATACCTCTCTTTGACACGTTGAACTAAGTAGTTTTTATACTCAGTTACATTAATATTTAGGAATGGACTATACTTTTTTATCTTTAGACTGACGGTTTCCCACACAGGATCTAAGAGTTTTTTGTCATAGTCCTTGACGTATGAGAATATTTTATCATAGATTACCAATTCTTCAATAGAGAGTTTACCACCCAAGTGTTCTTTCAGTATAGGTGGGTGTCCTTTCTTACAATCAAAGAACTCATCATAATCATAACTGTCCATCATATCTTCAGAGTTACTTTTAAAACTCTCAAATAAATTATCTTTATGTTCTACCCATTGATCATATATTTTCTCTCCACCATCAATAATAGGGCCTATCCAAACATCATTAGAGTCTGATGCCTGACTAAAGTTTGCAAGAAAGAATTGTTTAATCTCATCGTCATTCTTCTTACGTGACATTCTCTCAAAGAAGTAACGATCCTTTCTCTTATTAAATGCACCTTCTGATGCTCTTGATCTACCACCATACTTGAAGTAATCATACTTCTGTTTGGTGAAATGATTTTTAAATGCTAAGTAACTTTGATATACCTCAAGAGGTTTCATAAAGGTAGTTTGGCACGAGATGTTTTCTTCATAAAGTTAAGTTCTATAGCATCACACTTTAACTTTTCCTTTAATGGTTTTGAAATTAATTTAGATACAGACTCCATCTCTATCTTATTCTCTTCGCAGAATGTTAAAATAGCATCAATATAATTGAAGTTATAAGTCTTAACTAACTTTTCTATTTCCTGTGCAAATCTTGATTGGCATAGAAACTTTTCCTTCAGTATATCATCTACTTTGGATTTAGCTTTCTCCATATTCTCCTGTTTTGTGATCGACAAATTTTTTAATGTACCTGGTAAGAAGTTTAATATACTCACCCTTGTTTCGTTTTTCATAAACTTTGCAATCGCCATTTTCGGCTACCATAATAGTGATCAATTTTTTAACTGGAATACCAGTCATTTCATAATACATACAAGCGTATGCAGTTTCTTGGACAAAGTAATTCTCTATCCACTTTTCGGGTTTAATTTTTGCTGAAGTCTTAAAGTCAATGACTGCAAGTTCTCCATCGTATTCTGCTATGCAGTCAACTCTACCAGCAAGACCAAGATAATCGCTATATAGTGACTTCTCTAGTGCATGTATGTTATCTATACGATCAAGGTTCTCCTTGGACTGTAAGAATAAAAACTTTGTAGATGGAAGCATACTGCAACCATCAATAGTACCATTCTTAATATAGTATTCTACCACATCATGATACTTTGTACCACGAAAGGTAGACTCTTTGGTAATCCTGTTTGCCTCTACATCTCCAACCCTATTTCTCCACTTAACGAAGACTTCACGATTGTAGAAACTAGTCACAGAAGTTATTGAAGGATACATCTTACCAGATGGAACCTTATAGAATCTGGTTCCATCTATGGTTTGTGCTTCAAGGTCAACTTCTTCTTTTAAATGATCAAGAAAGGTAAACATTACATACCGAGAGAGAGTTTAGTTAGAAGGTATTTTCTAACAAGTCCAGAACGAACTATGTCTTCAATACCGAACTCAATGGAACAGAAATCTTCCTGCATGGAAGAAATGATTTTCATAAAATCCAAAATACCATTTCGTTCATAAGTCTTGGTAAGATCAGTTTGTGAAGCATCTCCACAAAATATAATCTTTGAATCTTGACCTACTCTTGTTATTATACTATCAAGTTCATGAAAATTCAAGTTCTGCATTTCATCCACAAGAACAATAGAATTATCTAATGTAGTACCTCTTATAAAAGAAGTAGACCAAAACTTAATAGTCTCTTGTGCTTTCAATGCACCATAAAGCATTTCAAATTCATTATCATCTGACATCTCAAACATATACTTGACCATATGCTTATATGGTATCTGATATAAGAATGATTTATCCTCATGATCACCTGGTAAGAAACCAATTTCTCTGGTAGATACTAAAGAACGTACAACATATACATTCTCATAAGGAGTCATCTGATCTAGAACTTCACGAAGAGCAAGATACAATGCAACAAAAGTTTTACCTGTACCAGCAGCACCATAAGCAAAGATATTTTGACCTTTCTTATAAGCATCAAAAAACTTTTCCTGACTCTTGGTTAATGGTTTAATATCAACCATCATGTCAGTATTAATTGGTTTCTTTCTTTTAAGTTGCTTATTACTCATGCTACCAATACCCGAAGAATTTCCGTTACCGTTCCTTTTTTTAGCTGGCATATCTACCTATCCTATAATGGTTTAACATTTGCACCAGGCACTGAACCCACCTTATGCAAAACATCATTCCATCCAGGATATGACTTTCTCATTTTATCTTGAAAGTCTCCAACCTCACCTGCGGATGCACAACCTTTAGACCAATCTCTATCCCAATCAGGATTTTGATCTCTCCAATCAGAGTACTCTTTCATAGTCATGCGAAGTTCTTTTTCTTCACCAGTCTCTTTATTTTTTACAGGATATGTTGGCATAATTGTTTAACTTTTGTAAAATTATTTAGACCCATTCAAGGGCTTCTGATACTGCAGGGAATTGTTCGGTAAACACCTTCCTACATGCTTCTGCAATCACCATATGTTCTTTCTGTGTTCCATGTGCAGATCTTAGATTAATATAATGTATCCAAGAACGACAT